GCTTGTGCTTTGGTATCATTTGAAAAGTTTGGAAAAAGGAAATATCACAACACATCGTGTCTTTTGGCTTTTATAACTGACTGCATACATTCCTCGCCTATCAGCATAGACAAATACCACCACAATAGCGGCAAGCTATTATTTCACCTTAATTACACACAATGCCCTCATTTACCCGCAAGAGAGAGACGGCTACATTGTCAAAGTACAGGCCTGTTATCCGGGTTTTGCCCGTGCTTGCCTTTTCTACTGCAAGGCCTTGCATTTCCGATTCTTGCCTACATCCTAAACGAATAAACATTCGTTTTTCTATTATCCAGTATAAAGGCATGTAATACAGTTTGCAAGAGCTTTTTTCAAATTTCATGTAATACATGCATATTTTGTTAACTCTGTACAATTGACATGGTCTTATTTTGTGCATTTTACCGTCATTTTTTACCTGTTTTTACCATTTTTTACCCAATTTTTCAATTCCCCACACTTTACTAGGAATTAGTTTTATACCCTTTTTTATGATATATTTATGCATTATTTCCGTATGTTTTATGAATATCTATCCATTATTTCCTTTTTCGGGCTTGCCTTGCCTTATTTCCCCCGCTTTGCCGCTTTCTTTTCTCTTGCCTTGCATACCCTTACATTATGTCTATTTTGCCTTGTGGCGCATTTTCCGGGCTTGTACTGCGTTTTATGGCTTTACCCTTGTCTAGATACCCTTGCATTTATCTTGCATTGTAGGGCTTTACAGGGGCTTTGTAGGCTTTGGCTTTGAATAGGGGGAGAGTGATACATGTATAATTGTATTATTGTATACATGTATACTAACGGCGGCGCATTCCGACGGTCTACAAAACGATAATAAGAATCATTATTAATATTATATCTAGCACTTGCCTGTCTTAAGTGCTAAGTGCTACAAACATTTGAAGTAAAATAGGCATATTACTATTTGTATTCACAATAATTAGACATATCCTTTTAAATGTCTAAAAACAGGGCAATGACACCATAAAAAATAGTGCATAATAAATATTATGCGAGATTACCCTACCCGGGGCATATACAGAGGGTAATCAAAGGGGGCGGGGTTACTCCCCCAAGTACCCGCCAAAACAAAAAAGACCCCCGACAGGCACAAGCCCATCAGAGGTGGGGAGAGAGGCACAAAGGCTAAGAGGGGCAACCCTCGTCAAGGGGTTCATGACCCTTGCCTGTACCCCTATCCAAACCCGCCTTTTGCTCGTCTCTGGCAACCGAGCAACCGTAGCAACCCAAAATTCCCTATTGTTTTCTACGGTATTTTCTTCATTATATTACTTAATTTTATGGTTGCTACGGTTGCCAAGATAAAAAAATACAGTAATATCAAGGGTTTGAGGTGGCAACCGAAGCGCAACCGAACGGCAACCGAAGAGCAAAAATGGGGTTTACGGTTGCCGAAAAGGGGTAAAATTATAGTATTTATAGCATTTAAGGGGTGGGGACGCTGTGATATACTATAGAATGAAGACGGCAAGTTGGGTTGCCGAGAGGGAAAGCGAAAGAGGAAGAAGAGAAAGGCAAAGAAAGGAGAAGATGAGGGTATGGATGAGGAGAACAAGGAATTATTGTGGAAGAGGATTCCAAAACTGTTGGACGCGAGAGAGGTGCTTCTTGCAGAGCATGGGCTGATTGGGGAAGTAATGGACTGGGCGTACAACAATGACGAGGAAGTGAAAGATGCGGTGAACTACATTTGGGGCATCTATGACCTCGCTGACAAACTACTCCGGGAGATTGAGGGATGAGATTTAAGGACGAGGTAGGGAACAGCTACGGGATGCTGACTGTTGAGCGGGTGTACGGTATGACGCAACAGGGGGCGGTGTGGCTGTGCGTGTGTGACCCGGAGCGCGGCGGGTGCGGGACAGAGGTGGCTGTGTTAGGGACGAAACTACGGAACGGGAATACACGGTCATGTGGGTGTCTGAGGAAGATGGATGTTGGGGACAGGCTGAGATTGGGGTATGAGTCGCACGGAAAGGAAAGGTCGGTGTCCGATAATGGGAACGCTTAAGGAATTTATTGAAGAGAATAATATCGTATCCGTTGTGAGGTGCGGTTGGTGCAAGTTTTGGCGCACAGGGATTGCTTATACGGCAACGGGAAAGTGCCAGTGTGATGAGATGCCGCAAGGGTTGATTACGAACAAGAATTTCTTCTGTGGTTATGGTAGGCGCAAAGATGGCTGAGTATATCGAACGCGAGGCGGCAATAGACGCTTGCTTTAATGGATGGAATAACAACGCGCACGATTGCGCTGAAAACATCCGTTCAATCTCTGCCGCTGATGTGCGGCCTGTGGTCGCTTGCACTAACTGTGAACACAATAATGCGTGTTTGACCCAAGCATTTGTAGAGGATTGCGGCAAAATACCGTTGGACAGAAATACATTCTTCTGCGCTGACGGAGAGAGGGCTGACGATGGACAAACTGATTAAGCGGCTGTGGGAGTGTGCAAGTGAAGAGTGCTTCAATTGCTCACAGTACACGCCGACTACAAATGCAAGCGTCTGCTCAAATGAACTGATGAAGCAAGCCGCCGATGCCATTGAGGAACTGAATAAAGACTTTGAGCGGTCAAAAGAGTGGGAGAAGTTTTGGGAAAAAGAGGCGAACGAAGCGTTAAAGAATTTTCAGACAACTGTTGCCAAAATTCCCCATTGGGTTCCTGTGACGGAGCGGTTGCCGGATGTGTTCAAGCATGTTCTTGTAAACATTCCGGGTATGGCTCCGCATCCTACGGTACAAGAGGCGTTTCGTGAGAAAAATGGAATGTGGTATTCAAATGGCTTTCGATACGGGGCAGACGAAATCACCCATTGGATGCCGCTACCGGAGCCACCCCCGGCAGAGGAGGGCGAGTAATGGCTGGAGTAAAACCGTATACACATGATGACTGGAAGAAAACCAACGCCGACCGCATCAGAAGCATGACGGACGAGGAACTGGCTGAGTTTATTAGCGGCAAGGCGCGGACTTTTGGCGAAGAGTATGAGGGCTATATGAGTGCGCTCGACTGGCTGAAAGAGGAGCGCGCCAATGGATGATATTACCCTCGACTCTGTAAGCATCTTTGATGAGGAAGAGGTATACACTAATTGCACAGTCCAGATACTTAGGAACTCAGTCACAGGGGATGTAAGCGTTGGGTGGTGGAGAAACGAGGAAGAGGGTGAGGACGAATAGACTACGATAAGTTGATACAAGCGGCGATAAGGCGGGACACGCCAGACTCGCTTAAGGATGCGTTTGACATTGCCCGTGAACTGGAAGAGGTAGACATGGTGCGGGTAGAGTCAAGCGGAAAGAGGGACAACGGGGCGAAGATATATGAAGAGGACAACTTCGCCAAGGCGCACGAATATAGTAAGCAGATACGGGCATCAGCGAATAAGATGGTCAAGGGCGGCGTTGATGTAGACAATATGCTCGACTTGTACTACAAGACCCATCTGTTTGACGCTCCGCACTTCTTCGACTCATTCTGCATTTATATTGAGAAAGACCGCCCTCTTGAGAAACAATTCTATCTTCCGAGGCGCAAACAGCTTTTACCGCTTGCGGAGTCGATTCAAGACCTTGAGGACGGGAAACTTGACCTCTTGGGTATCTCGCTCCCGCCCGGTGTTGGAAAGACAACGATAGCGGAGTTTGGCCTTGCGTGGACTTCCGGGCGCAATCCGTTTTTGCCCAACCTTATCGGCTCTCACAATAATAAGTTCCTTGACGGTATGTACGGTGAACTGCTCCGTATATTCGATGCGAACGGAGAGTACAAGTGGGGAGATGTTTTCCCCGGCCTGTCTGTTATTTCTACGAACGCCAAAAACCTCATGCTGAGTCTTGGATATTCCAAGTCTGATGACATGAGGTTCAAGACAATCTCTCTGACTTCCATCGGAAGTGGGAATGCGGGTGTCGTTCGCGCCATGAACTGGCTTTATGTGGATGACCTTGTGAGCGGTATCGAAGAGGCATTAAACCGTGAGCGCATGGACAAGCTGTGGCAGATGTACTACACAGACCTTGAACAGCGCAAAATTGGCGATAGATGCAAAACGCTCATGATAGGGACACGGTGGAGTGTGGCAGACCCGCTTGGGCGCATGGAGCAATTGTACGGCAACAACGGACGGTCAAGGTTTATCAACGCCCCGGTAGCTGACGAGGAAGACCACTCGCTGTTCAATTATCCGTTTGGCCTTGGGTATTCTGATGATGATATCAAGCGTCTGCGAGAGAGTTGGGATGAACTGTCACTTAATGCCATCTACTTTGGCAGACCAGTGGAGCGAGAGGGCATCCTGTACGAACCGAGTGAACTGCGGCGGTACTTTGCTCTCCCGGACAAAGAGCCAGACGCAATCCTCGCTATCTGCGATACGAAAGAGCAAGGCACGGACTACTGCGTCATGCCCGTCTTCTACCAGTACGGCACGGACTTTTACATGGACTATATCATCTGCGATAACAGCAAGGTAGAGGTTCTGGAAGAGCGTGTGGCGCAGACACTCGTCAATCGAAAGGTAAAGATGTGCCGCATTGAGTCGAACCGTGGCGGCACAATCTTCGCACAGAATATCCAAAAGCGGGTCAATGAGTTGGGCGGCATGACGAGTATCACGACAAAGTGGACGCAGACGAATAAGGAAACACGCATCCACGCATCTGCGGGTAGCGCAAAGGCAAAGATACTCTTCCTCGATGAAAAGGCGCAAGGGTACACCCCGGAGTACCGCACTGCAATGAACCAACTCTGCACATACTCGATAGCGGGGAAAAACCCGCACGATGATGTCCCGGATGTGCTGTCTATGTTTGTTGATTGGCAAATGTCCGACAGAAACAACATCGTCACCATCATGAAGCGTCCGTTTTAGTGCAAAAACAGCCAATTATAGTGTCCTTTTTAATGCAAAAATAGCCGATTATACTGTTATATCAGACAAAATCAGAACATTATGATATAATATAGTATGATTGGAATAGGGGGATGTGTCTGGAAAGCGGACTCCGACCTTGGCTTGTGGCCTAAAGAAACTACCACGGGGCTTTCTTCCTTTCACCCGTGAGTGCCTAAAGGGTAGATTGTTGGCGTGAAATTCGTCAGCGCAAGCCCCGGCATGGAGTGGCATCCTAAACCGGGCATATATTGCGGGGAGAATGAGTATTCACTTCGGCCTCATAAGCCGAACTCCGTGGGTGCGACTCCCACCTCTGCAACCAATTAGCCCCGGACGCGAGGACGGTCGGGTAGCTACCGAAAGTCTGCTTGCGTAAAGAAGTCTTGCGGCGGTTCGTTCCGTTATTAGTCAAGGCTGAGAATGTGTTCGCGACACTGGCGGGAATTGCAAGGGGCTTGTCCGCGCCATAAACGCTCCCCTATCAAGCGTTGAACGGCATGGTCTATATGGCTGTGCTGTGTTTGGAGATGGGCTGATTTACTCTCTTGGTGTAGTGGTAGCACGATGGACTTTGACTCCATAGGCCGTGGTTCAAACCCATGAGGGAGTGCCAAACAGTCTGACACAGCGTTAGAGGGACATGGCAACAGCGAGGGCGGGGCTTTGCCTCGCAAAAGGTATTGCATGGTAGTTTTTAAAAGAGATTTGCCCTGTGATTTCCGAGAAGTCATCCTGTATCCTATAGCGGATACGCACTGGGCAGACCCCAACAGCAACCACAAGCGCATCCTTGAAGACATAGCATATATCCGTGACACTCCGAATGTATACACGGTTCTAAATGGCGATTTAATGAACTGCGCCATCAAAAGTTCTATCTCAGATTGCTATGGTGAAACGCTTTCACCGATGCAAGAACTCGCCAAGTGCGTGGAAATTTTCGCCCCGATTACACACAAGACGATTTGCGTTGTACCGGGGAATCACGAAGAGCGGCATTATCGGACAAACGGAATCGATATCACACGCCTTTTCTGCCAACAGCTTGGGATAGAGGATAGGTACTCGCCAACAACAGCATATGTGTTTCTGAGGCTTGGCAGAGATGCGAGTAGCAAGAACCATCACAGGCCAATCCTGTACACGATGTTTGTCACGCACGGAAACGGCGGCGGTGGGCGAAAGGACGGCGGCAAGATTCAACGCCTTGCAGACTATGCGACAATCTGCGATGCAGACATCTACATTGCGGGGCATACGCATTTTGGCGCGAGTTTTAAGAAAGGCTTTTACCGTCCAAGTGGAGCGAACAACTCCATCACTTGCGGACAGCATCTATTCGTAAACACTTGCGCCTCTCTTGAGTACGGTGGATATGCTGACGGGAAGTTTGACCCGCCTTGTCTGGACAGACCTCTTATCTATTTGAACGGAACTCAAAAAGAAATGAGGGCAACGATTTGATTCCAAAAGAAGTGCTTGAGGCGGTTGAAGCTGTCATTAAAACGGGCAAGGAAGTAATTGTCCGCAAGGAAAAGGGCAAGTGGGTTGTCCTTGAATCCGGGCGTAGGCTTGTATATAAACAGCCTTAAAAGTGCCAACAGCAAATTGATGCGGTAATAAAATGGCACTTTGAATATAGTTCCTCACAGTAAACGGGCTGTGAGAAGAGCCAAATGGGGCTTGGGAGAAATCCTAAGTCCCACTTTATTTTTAACGGGGTGAAGAATTGGACGAAACTGTCACCACTAATGCGGTAGTGAGGAATGACCTCTACGGTCGTTTGGATATTTACGCTTCGTTTGATGATATCAACGCAGACAACATCAAAGAAGAACTCAATTCCGCTTTGGTCTTTCATGTCATGAATATGCTACAGGAAGAGTATCTGTACTGGTACAGGCGTGGCGTACAGCCGATTCTGAACCGTAAGAAAGATGTCAGAGAAGACATCCTCAACAAGGTACAGGAAAATCACGCAGACGAAATCTGCGCCTTTAAGAACGGATACTTCCTCACGCAAGACGCTACATACACGGCACGGCGCAAGGGCGTACAGACCAAGCTGAAAAAGCTGAACGAGTTCCTGTACCGCTCTGGAAAGCATGAGGCTGACAACAAGGTAGCTGACTGGTTTCACACGGTGGGCAAGGGCGTTGTCTATGTCGAACCGTCTGACGATGCTGAGATTCCGTTCAAGGCTTATGCGCTTGACCCTCGTTCTGCGTTCGTCATCTATTCGCTTCAACCGGGCAACAAGCCTGTCATGGGCGTAAATATGGTTGTCGTGGATGGTAAGGCTAAGTTCGATGTATTCACCGAGGATACAGTATACCATCTGTCCGGGACTATGGTTGGAAAGATGATGACCCCGGAAAAGAATCATGACTTCCTTGCGACTGCAATTAGTCTTGACTCCTCTGAGCCGAACATTCTTGGGCGCATCCCCATCATCGAGTACAGATACAACTCCATCAACATGGGCGCGTTTGAGGCTTGCATTCCTCTACTCGATGAGATTAATAACATCGTGTCCAACTCCTGTGACGGCGTGGAGCAGTTCATCCAGAGTCTTGCGGTTGCGGTCAACTGCGAGTTCCCGGAGAACACCACCGTCACCGACATCCGCAAGGCGGGTATGATTGCTCTCCGCAGTGTCGGCGAAAATAAGGCAGACTTTAAAGTCCTATCCGAGCAGTTAGACCAGACACAAACAAAGGTTCTTGTAGACCGCTTGTATGACCAAGTGCTTCGCATTGCGGCAATGCCGTCCCGGTCTTCTGGGCAATCTACGCAAAGCACAACTGGAGCGGCAGTGCTTGCCAACTTTGGTTGGTATCAAGCGGACTGCGCCGCGAGAAATACCGAGGACTTGTTCCGGGAGTCCAATAGACAGTTTGATGCAATCATCGTGGACATTCTCAAGCGCAAACAACTGCTTGATATTGACCTATCTGACTTTGAACTGAACTTTGTTCGTAACGAAACCGCCAATGTCCAGAGCAAGGCACAGGCGTTCCAGACGCTGTTGGCGGCGGGTATGCACCCCGAACTGGCGGCGGCGAAGTCTGGCATCTCCAATGACCCCGTCAAGGACATGAAGATTTCTGAGAAGTACCTCAAGATGGTATGGGGTGACCCCGAAAAGGTTGACGAGGCCGAGCAGACTGACGGCGGCAAAGGCGAAGCCACAATCATCGAGGAAGACCGCGACACGGGAGAAAACGAAACGGGCGGTGCTGTTTGACACCAAAGGTAAGCATTCTTTCGGCGTTCTGGAACGAAGAACAGTTCGTAGACAAGGTTCTTGATAGCGTTCCCAGACGGAACGATATTGAGATTATTGCCCGTGACGATGCTTCGACAGACGGGACATATGAAAAGCTACTCGCCTACAAGGATACACACCCGGAACTGAATCTTACAGTTCTGCGCGATGATGTGAACCACGGGTGCTTCTACAATGTGAACCGCCTACTGGAACACGCTACTGGTGAGTACATCCACTTCCTTGACGGCGATGATTGGTTGTACCCAGACGAGTATGTACGGGCGATGGCGCAACTCTATGGAGAGGATTGCGTATACATCGACTTACAGATAAACAACGGATATATCTTCCGTTTATCCCCAGAGTCAAGGCGTTCATTCTGCGCCCCGACTACCAAGTTTGTGAGAAGAGAGTTTGCGAGGGGAATTACTTTTCCCGAAGACCGTGTACATGACGGCGATTGGTTCTATAACGAGGAACTACTTGCCCGGAATCCTGTATCTAAGTACACGGGTATAGTTGCCTATCACTACAACAATCCAAGAGAGGGTAGCTTGTACGATAGAGTGAGCAAGGGGCTTTTATGAACACCAATCTGTTCTACTTCAATACGCTGAACTCTATTGGCGGCATTGAAACATTTTTCTACAACCTCGCCCAAAAGTACGGAAAGGATTTTGATATCACGATTCTGTACAGGCAAGGTGACCCAGAGCAAGTTCGCCGCCTATCCCAGATGGTACGCATGAAGAAGTACAAGGACGGGGAAACGGTGAAGTGCAAAAGGGCGTTTTGCGCGTTTAACACAGACATCCTCGACCACATTGAAGCGGAAGAGTATTACCAGATGCTTCATGGGGATTACCGCTCTTTGGGCGTTCTGCCTCAGAAGCACGAAAAGCTACAGGAATATGTGGCCTGTAGCGAGATAGTACGGGACGCTTATGCGGATGTTACGGGCAAGGTAGCTACCGTAAGCTACAATCCGTTCGTCCCGGTCAAACCTCGCAAGGTTCTGCGGCTTGTGTCTGCGACACGGCTGACCCCAGACAAGGGGTGGAACAGGATGCAACAGCTTGCCGCCGCATTTGATGCCGCTGATATCCCGTTTATATGGGATGTATACACAGACCAACCGCACATAGGCGTTGGGAACAAGAGTATCATCTTGCACCCGCCTCGCCTCGATGTGATTAACTTTATTGCTGACGCTGACTACTTTGTTCAACTCTCTGACGCAGAGGGGTATTGCTACTCCGTAGTCGAGTCGTTATCCGTAGGGACTCCCGTCATCGTGACGGACTTTCCTGTGGCAAAAGAGATTGGCGTGATTAACGGCACAAACGGATTTGTCTTGCCGTTTGATATGCAAAACTTGCCGATAGCGGCAATCTATAAAGGTTTGAAGAAATTCAAATACACGCCTCTTGAAGACGGTTGGGGCAAACTGCTTCTGCCCGTGCCGCCCGACTATGAGGAAGAGATGAAGCGCACGGTCAAGGTTCGTTGCAAGAAAGTCTTCATTGATTTGGAGTGCGAGAACAAGACGAGGATGTATGGCGAGTCGTGGGAGTGTACGATGCTGAGAGCAGAACAGCTTGAAGACCTTGGCCTTGTAGAAATCATCAAGGAGTAGACATGGACTTAATGCCGTTTGACGAACTGAATAGTTTTGAGGCGGCACTTCCGCAACACTTCGATAGCGAAACCGGGAACATCAAATCCGAACAGGACTATGAGGATATCATAGACGAGATGCTTGACATCTTCCTGTTGGCCTACGCCAGAGGCGTTGCGGACACAAACGAATCACTTTCGTCTAACTATGAACCGAGTGTGGACGATGTGATGCGGACTGTGGATAAAAAGGTTGTTGGGAAAACATGGCGTGAGCGGATGCGAGAGCATTACGACAGCGGCGGCACGATTGCTGATGTAATGCGAATTGCTGAAACCGAAGCGCACAGGGATTCCAACGCCGGGGCGTATGAAACTGCTGTGGCGGCGGGTGCTACGACAAAGACATGGCACTGCATGATGCTACCGACTTCCCGTGACACGCATATCTATCTTAACGGTGTGCAAGCCCCTCTGGACGGAGAGTTCTACTCGTTCATGGGCGGTTCTACCATGTACCCCGGAGAATGGGGCATAGCAGAGGAAGATTGTGGGTGCTTGTGTTGGTTGACTTATTCGTGAATGGTGGTGAGAGATGTTGAGTGATGCGATTATTGTTGCCATCATAGCGGGACTTTGTTCCGTGATTGGACAATGGCTTATTTCTCACCAAGCAGACCAAAAGCGCAAGGAAGACCAAGCTGTCAAAGATGCGTTGCAAGAAGAAAAACTGAACAGAATTGAGAGCCAATTAAGGGTTCACAATTCATACGCAGAGAAGTTTGGAGAAATCCAAAAGGACATAGCTGTCATCAAGACAGAGATTAAAAATTTGAAAGGAGCATGAATATGCAACTCCCCGACAAAGTATATGACATCCTAAAGTGGTTGGTGCTTATCTGCATTCCTGCTTGCACCACTGCTTATGTTGGCCTCGATAAGATTTTCGGATGGGGCTACGGTGATGTGGTTGCACAAGTGTCTGCAATCGTATGCACTCTCATCGGTGCGCTCGTTGGCATCAGCACGGCGCAGTACTACAAAGGCGAAAAGTAATTTAATCGTAAGACAGCATACGGCTATAAATGGCGTTACGCCAGTTAAGCATATAACAGTAGCAGTGAAGCTACCCAAAAACGCAAACGAGATGAAAACTCGACAAACGGAATTAAATGCCGCCAAGGAAGGCGGGGTACAAATTTTGCAAGGAGCAAGATATGAAAATCAACACTGAGAGTATTCAAGGCTACGCTGATATGTCCCTTGAGGACAAGCTGAAAGCACTTGAGGGGTATGAGTTTGAAGACCCCAAGGACAACGGTGACGAGGTCACTAAGCTGAAGACCGCGCTTTCTAAGGCGAACTCAGATGCCGCTGAATGGAAGAGGCAATTTCGTGAGAAGCAGACGGAACAAGAGAGAGCCGAGGCAGAGAGAGCGGAGAGAGAAAAAGCAGTTCAAGAGGAACTGCAAGGACTCAGACGGGACAAGAGCGTGAGTGGATATCTGGCGCAGTGTCTTGCTCTTGGCTACGAAAAAGAATTAGCACTCAAGGCGGCAGAGGCAATGGCTGACAACGATGCCGCCACCATCCTCGCTTGTCAGCAACAGTTTTTGGAGAACAAGCAGAAAGAGATTGAGGCGGCGGCTCTCAACCGCCAACCCAAGCTGACTACTGGTTCTCCCCCGACTGCGGAAAAGGCAGACCATGATGCTGTGAACGAACAGCGCAAATGGTTTGGCCTACCGCCCATTAAATAATAAGGAGAGAAAACAATGGCAACTACTGTTACCCCCGCCATTTCCAACAGCATCGGCCTTGCCGCCGAGTATCTGCCTCTGTTGGATGAAATCTATAAGGCAGAATCTAAGACCGCTATCCTCGACACCGCACAGGACATGGTGCGTTGGGACGGCGCGACTGGCTCTTTCTATATGTTTGAAACCGACATGGTCGGCCTTGGCGATTACTCCCGCAACGGCGGCTTTGTTCGTGGCGATGTGACCGCCTCTTGGCGGCAGTACACCCCGCAGTATGACCGCGCTCGTCAGTTCGTTGTTGACCGCCTTGACGATGCTCAATCTATGGGCATGGCCTTTGGCACTCTTGCGGGTGAGTTCATGCGGACTAAGGTTAATCCCGAAGTCGATGCGATTCGTTTCCGCGACTATAGCAAGAACGCCGCTGACAGCATGAAGACTGCCGAGAGCATCAGCACTGGCGCAGGTGCTGTTGCCGCTATTGACCTTGGTACTGAGAAACTGGACGATGCAGAAGTCCCGTATGAGGGTCGCATTCTGTTCGTCAACCCGACCATGTACCGCTACCTCAAGAGCGGCATTACCCGCTACACCATGAACGGCGAGAATGGCATCGACTACAATGTCGAGATGTACAACGATATGCGGGTCATCACCGTCCCCTCTGGTCGTTTCAACACTGCCATCACTCTGGCACAGCCCGATGCCCATGACGGTGCGGGTGGCTTTACTACCACTGGTAGCACCATCAACTTCATGATTGTGCATCCCAGTGCCGTCATGCAGTCCACGGTTCTGTATAGCCCCCGTATCTTCAGCCCCGAAGTGTTCCAAGAGGCTAATGCTTGGGCTTATGACTTCCGTCTGGCTCATGGTTCTTGGGTCAAGCACCAGAAGACTAACGGCATCTATGTAAACGCTCCGAGCGTTGTGTCTGCCTAAGACAAACAAAAAGGGTAGGGGATAAAACCCCTACCCAAACCCAAAGGAGTTGCTGACATGACAGACGAACAAAAGCTGATTACGGTGAAGACGCTGTTGGATGACGGCACTGGATATCTGCCGAGTGATGAGAAACTGACCACCTACATCACCCTTGCGGGGAATGAAATCCTCGCTTGGAAGTATCACCTTATCGGCGGCATCCCGGACGATGTCGTTGCTGTCCCGTCTGTCGATGAGGGCGCACAGATTTACGCCGTGATTGCCGGGTACACTCATGCGGGTGCAGAGGGCGAGGAAACGCACATTGAGAACGGTGTGCATCGTCACTTTATGTATGAGGACATGATAGGGTATATCCGAAACCATGTTCTGCCGTATGTGAGAGTGGGTGCTGTTGTTTGAGGACACTACAGAGGAACAAGCGTCCAGTGGCGTATGCGTCCTACAACGGCGCAACGGAATTGACCGACAGTGATGGGAACTACACTGGCGAGTATGGGGTGTCTTATACATCACCCATTAGTACGCTGATGAATGTGAGCGGCGGCAGAGGGCAAGCGGACATCGCCTTGTTTGGTCTGACGCAGACTTTTGCACGAACGGCTACGACTCAAGACCTTGACACGGACTGGAACACCGAAATGGTCTTTTGGGTAGAAACAGACCCCGCCACAGAACCGTTTGATTATCGTGTAGTTGCTGTTTCCCGCACAATCAATCAAGTTGTCTTGGCACTTGCGGAAGTGGAAACGAATGAAGACGATAACGATTGAGTTGTCCCCGGAATCTTGCCAAAAAGCCATCAAAGAACTACAATATTATGAGAAGCAGATAAAGCCGAAACTGGATGAAATCTGCAAAAGGCTTGCACAGATTGGTTGCGATGCCGCTAATTCTCATTATGCAGAGGCAAACGCAGATTCCGCAAGAACCGGGAATGGCGGCGTTTCTGCCGTGGTTCTGCCGCTCGACACTGGCGATGGATATAAGATATCGGCATCTGGAGAAGATGTTTATTTCATCGAATTTGGAACTGGTAACAGCGCGGGAATGTTTTACGGGGACGGCTTGCCGAACACAAGCGTCCCGGTATATCCCGGTTCTTATTCAGAACAGAATGCGGGTATGTATGCAAAGTGGGGATACTGGTTTTACCAAGGTGAAATCATGTCATCCACCCCGGTATATATGCCTATGTACTACGCCGGGAAAGCAATTCTGGAAAACGAGAAACGCATAGCACAAGAGGTGTTTGGCAAATGAGATATTCACGAAACGCAATTTATACGCGAGTGAGGGACGCAATCTTAGCGGAACACTCCAACGCTTACTGTACTTCTCGCATGGTTGCAAAACCCGCTTCGTTCCCGGCTTGCTACATTCATGAAATCGACAATTTCCGTCCACAGCAATTTACACAGTTGGACTTCCGAGATGTTCAGTGCGAATCGGTCTATGAAGTCCAAGTAGTCAGCAACAAGAAGAACACTGCCGCAAGCGAAGCCTATGCAATCATGGACACAGCGAAAGCGGCAATGAGCAATTTGTACTACAGGGAGTTCTCCGAAACGAATATCGACAGAGGAGATACTTTCACCCTAATTGGCAGATTTCGCCGCAGAATTGGTGGCGGCGATACAATGCCGTCTACTAATTAATATAAGGAGATAATGCACAATGGCGAATGCTGTTTCCACGGCGGGAATGCTCGTTAAGTATTGCATTGAAGCTACCAAGGGAACTCGCCCGACCTCTGGGTACACTACGATTCCCGGTTGCAAGGCAATCCCCGCCATCTTTAATGACCCTAATATGCTCCAGAGTACGCCGCTTTCGGCTACGAAGAACCACACCTACATTGAGGGTCTGAACGATTCTGGCGGTTCTATCGCCATCACGGTAAACGACTATTCCGAATTCCGTACTGCGTGGGAAAACTGTGTTACCGCCTATGAGGGTCTTACTGGCGGTAAGCAGATGTGGTTTGAGATTGCTTACCAAGACGGCAGTGACCTCGACAGCTTTTACTTCCCCGGTCAGCCCCTTGCCCTTGGCTTCGGCGGCGCGGAAGTTGACTCCGTTCTGGAGAACAATGCGAACATCGCCCCCACTGGCGATTACGAATTTGCGGCGGCTTCCACTACTTAATAGAAAACACAAATACGGGGCGAGGGCTATATCCCCGCCCCACTATTGTATAAGGAGAACGAGATGAGCAACAGCAAGAGCGAGAGAGTTAAACCGATGGTCATTGTTGACCCGGATGAGGGGCGTGAATACACGCTTGAGTTCAGCCGCAAGACGGTTGCTAAAGCGGAACAAGCGGGTCTGGCTGTAAACGAATTGGAGTCCAAGAGCATGACGATGATTCCTCTCATGTTCTGGGCGGCGTTTCTTATGCATCATCCGTATATGACCCGAGAACAGTCTGACAAGATTCTGTTTGAGGGGCTTGGCGGCTTGGATGGAGATGAGATGGAATATCTTGGCAAACTGTATGCCGAGCCGTTTCAGACCCTCATCAAGGGCGAGGATGAGGAAAACCCTCGCAAGATGGCGGTCAAGTTTTAACAGACGAAGACTTGCCGACCACATATGCAAAAGTGTTTGAGGAGATGTGTCCTCAATACATTGTGATGGGAATGACCTATCAGCAATATTGGGACGAGTCCCCTTATATAGCCGTTGCTTATCGTAAAGCGTATAAGCTAAAAAGACAAATGCAGAATGAGAATGCGTGGATTCAAGGCTTGTATGTCTATGATGCCTTTGCTGTTTGCCTCGCTAATGCGTTTGCAAAGCGAGGGGCGAAGAAGCAAGAGTACATTGAAAAGCCTATAGACATTTTCCCACTTACCGAAGCTGAAAAAAAGCGGCGCGAACGGGAAGAGCAAAAGAAAATGGAAGAGGCTTTGAAAGCGATACAACGGGCGCAAAAGAAGAAGAAAAACAAGGGTGATTAAATGGCAGATACTCTTGAAACTCTTGAAATAGAAGTAAAACATAAGGCAAGCGGAGCGGCTGATGAAATAAGTCGGCTTTCTGAGGCGATTGGAAAACTATCCCAATCTCTCAGCGCAATACCTCAAACTGGTACTAAAGTACAAGCCGCCGCAACAAAAACAGCAAAAGGGATAAAGGAAGTTTCCAATGCGGCTAAAAAGGCGCAAAAGCCTTTGTCGAATTTTATTGCATCTCTAAAGCGCATTGCGTTTTATCGTATCATTCGTAGCATTATCAAATCTATCACAGAAGCGCTTTCTGAGGGACTCCAAAACGCATACGCATTCAGCCAAGGGATTGAGGGAGAAAGTCACAGATTTGCGGTAGCAATGGATAGTATGAAAACTGCCGGGGCTACGATGAAGAATCAACTTGGCGCGGCTTTCATTGGATTACTTGCGGCTATTGCCCCTATCGTGAACCAGATTGTTGCACTGGTTACAAAATTGGCAGATGCGCTCTCCCAAATCTTTGCGGCATTTACTGGCAGTACATATCTAAAGGCGGCAGATGTCCCTCAAAAATGGGCTGATTCTGCGGGTGGAGCGGCTAAAGCCGCAAAAGAGTGGAAGAACCAACTTCTTAGCTTTGACGAAATCAACCGTCTGAACGAACCGTCTAACGGCGGTGGCGGCGGCGGTAGCGGCGGCGTAGACCCGTCACAGATGTTTGAGGACGCTCCGATTAGCGACTTTATTCAAAAATTTGTGAACTCGATTAAAGAGGGAAACTGGGCGGCTGTTGGGCAAACGATAAGTTCTAAAGTCAAAGAGGCTTTGGACTGGGCTATACAAAAAGTAGGGGAGTTTGATTTCGGAGCATTCGCCAAAAAAGTATTTGGTGGGATTCGTGACTATCTCGCCAACTTTGATGTCGGCGGCGTTACCAGTAGGCTTTCGGATTTATTTATAAGAATCCTTATTGGCCTCGCGGATTTTATAAATGCGGCAACAGATACTGGCGTAATTAACGCTATTACGAACTTTATCTCACGGGCAATAGGCGGTGTCAAGATTGGCGAAATTTTAGCCGCCATCGGCAACTTAATCTTCACCTTAATTATGCAAGTGCCTGTACTTCTTCTCCAAGCCGTTGCGGGAATCACAGATATTTTAAGCTATATTTTCTCTTCTCTTGGAACGGACAGCATAGCGGGGTTCTTCGCCGGGATTACAGCAAAAATGAGAAGTGCCGCCGCATGGCTTAAAGAAAACTTTGTAAACCCGCTTGTTAATTGCGTTAAAAGCCTTTTAGGAATTCATTCTCCGTCTACTGTGTTTGAGGATATTGGCCTCAATATTATTGACGGATTGAAACAGGGAATACAGAATGCGTGGAGTGGAGTCGAAACACTTGTAAGCAATTTGTTTGGCGGCTTAATATCTTGGTGTCAGCAAGCGCACGGATGGATACAAGATGTTCTTGACGGCATTGGTCTTATTGGCAACGGTGGAAGTTTCTTCGGCGGTCATATCACTATTGGAACTCCGCAATTCGCGTCTGGTGGATACCCGGATGCGGGACAGCTTTTTGTTGCGAACGAAACAGGCGCGGGAGCGGAATTGGTTGGCAATATCGGCGGTCGTACTGCTGTCGCATCGAACAGCGACATCCTTGAGGGCATCCGACAAGGTGTGTATGACGCTGTTCTCGCCGCAAACGGCAGTGGCAGTAACGATGTGAACCTTAAAGTCTACCTCGACAGCAGAGAAATCAAGGTAGGCCAACAGCGGTTGAACCGTGCATGGGGGTGAGTAGATGAAAGTTGAACTGAGTACAAACGGGACTTCGTGGACGGACATCACTCCCCTCATCGCATGGCAAGGTCTTACCTTTTCGCTCAACTCCATTGACGCTCCCGATGCGGGTCGTGACATGAGTGGCCTTATGCACCGTGGCATGATTGCAATCAAGGAGAAGATGAACATCCAGACGGTGCAACTTACCAGAGCGCAAGTGTCCTCGCTGTTCCAATTCTTTGAGCGGGATGCGTTCTGGGTAAGGGTCAATCCGTATCCTAATACCAACGCCTCAAAGACGCTCCATGTATACACGAACAATGTGAAGACCACTTATGTGATTCACAGGCAAAGCGGAGAAGACTTGCAGAGTTTGTCGTTCCCGCTGATTGAACTGTAAGGGGGCAGGCATATGCAAAATACATCTGCTCTCTATCGCACTATACTGGCAGACCCCGACCACTGGTTTGAAACACAGCTTGTGATTGATGGCGTAGGGACATTTGACGAAACGCAACTGTTCAGTATCAGCACAAGCCTTGAGATGTTTCAAGATTCGCCCACGATTGGAAAGGCTGTTGCCGGGGAAATAAATGTAAAGATGATGTTCCCAGACACGACCATCCCGGACATGGCTTGCTTAAGGCCGCGAGTGCGTGTGTGCAACGCCACAGACCAGAGCGAGTGGTTGCCCCAAGGTGTGTATTACATCGACACCAGAGAGCGCACGAAGAACGATGACGGGCTTGATGTGCTGACGATTCACGGCTACGATGCCATGCTTAAGACGGAGCAACTGTACAACGGCAGAATAACAGGGGATTCTACGGATATCGAAATGGTGGCGGAGATAGCGTATCAGATAGGCGTGGAGTTGGACTCCCGCACGACCACTCTGATGACGGCGGCGTTCACTATCCCGTTTCCTGTCGGGTATACCTACCGCGAGATTCTGGGCTATATCGCATCCATGTATGTCGGGTGCTTCGTGATGACAGACGAGGGAAAACTAAGACTTGTTTCCGTGCTTGAACTCCCGGAAGAAACAAACTACCTCATCGACCAAATCGGTGATGCAATCACATTTGGCGGTGACAGAATCCTTGTGTAAGGGGGCGATAGATTGAGTGATGTAGTTAATGTTTTTAAAGAGATTTCAAACCTTGATGTATCGCCTCAATTTAACAGCTACTCAAAGGTTGTCATCCATATTGATGACGAAACCACAGTTGAGTATGGCAATGACTCTGGGCGTACACTGGAATTTGACAATCCCTTTGGCACACAGGCGATGGCACAGACCATCCTTGCTTCTCTGCAAGCAAGCGGGTATCAGTACCAACCTTATGACGCACAAGGTACAATCCTCGACCCCGCCGCCGAGATAGGTGATGCGTTGTCCGCAACCAATGTCTATGGTGGCATCTACACAAGGTCACGCAACTTTGGGCGGCTCATGAAAGCAGATGTCACTGCACCGCACGAAGAAGAAATCAATCATGAGTATCAGTATGAAGACCCTCAAGAACGACAGTTCAAGCGTGAAACGAAAGAACTCCGTGCAAGCCTAATCTTGACCAATGAAGCTATTCAAGCACAAGTGTCGAGGCTTGATGGCATTGACCAAGAAATCAGCACCATCAAGCAGACTTCAAGTGAAATCAGCGCAGAGGTCATGAAAAAGAGCGGCGGCTCGTCATCCACTTTTGGGTGGACGCTTACGGATACCAAGTGGACGCTGAAAGCAAACAACAATGATGTGTTTGTTGCAGACAAGAGCGGCGTGTCCGTGTCTGGAAAGATAACAGCTACCAGTGGTCAAATCGGTGGGTTCACAATTGGTTCATCTGCGATATACAAGGGGACAAATTCGCTCACCTCAAAAACTGCGGGTGTGTATGTCGGCACAAATGGTTTGAGGGTTTACGGGTCTAATGGCTCATTTACTGCGACAAACGGCGGCAATGTGTCTTTGACTGGTACTCTCACTATAGGCTCTTCGACAATCAACGCCAACCAACTGCGGAGCGGAGCGCAGACTTCTTATAACAATAGCGGTACATGGTCTACTGGTGCGGGGTATGGGTATAACTACAACAACGCAACAGCGGGATATTCCGCAAATGGCCCGTCTTGGTTTCGTTGCGGCGCGCTAAGAGCGGATACCATATATTTTGGCACAACAACTCTGTACATCAATTCACAGGGATTTGTAAAAGCAAGCGGATACGCATAACGGGGGACAACATGGCATCACTTAAACTTATCTACTCAACCCTTGATACCCTGTGCATCTTGGGTGGGGATAAACAGCCTATTTTGGACAAGCTGACAGAAGCACAGGAAATCCTTGAGTCCGCACTGAAAGACATGGATGGAATTACGGTGGCGGGGCGCGGTGCTGTGGACGCACTCCTTGGGTGCATGATGGCAACCGAAGCTATCATAGGAGAGGGGGAAGACAATGGCTGACAAAAGAATCCAAGACCTTACCCCGGCAGAGTCGATACAACTTGCTGACAGATTCGTACTTGAGCAAGCGGGACAGGCTAAGTCCTTGACAGGGCAGATTCTGCTCGATGACCTCGCTACCGCTCTTGACGGGCACGGCGGCATCAGCGATATCACTTATACTGCCCCTGTTGCCCCATCTCTTGATGGTACGCTGACTATTACGATGGCAGACGGAACGACATATGATGTGACGGTGACTAACGGCAACGGCATTGCAAGCATCGCTATCGTGTATGGTGTATCCAACACCGCTGACCCGGCTTATGTGCAAGAATGGTATTCCTCTGCTGTTGCACCGACAGATGCACTGCCGTATGCGTTCACCCGGTTCACCATCACGGACAGCACTGGCGGCACAACTGTTGCATACACAATCACGCGAAAGGCCGATGACCCGACTTTCACTGTCGGTACGGTAACAGCAGAAGAGGGCGAAGCGGCAGATGCGGCAGTGACTAATGTCGGCACGACATATAACCCAATTCTGAATTTCGACTTCACGCTCCCTCAAGGCGAAAAAGGCGATACTGGCGATTATATTGAACCCGTTATTGCTTATGGTACATCAACTGCGGCGGCAACCGAACCGAGTACTTGGTACAATGACCCGTCAGCCTTGTCGTATTCTGCGGGCAACTTCATCTGGAAACGCACACGGTATGTGTTACATGACGAACAAACAGAGCCGATTTCCCCAAAGATTGAAGTTATTGGCTATATCGGTCAAAACGGCACTGGCTCTGGCACTGTTCAGCAAATCACATTCAACGGCACGGTATATGCGGATGACGGCACTGGTAATGTGTCTATGACGATTGACGCTGACGATGTTGGTGCAATTGAAAATCCCGCAAACAAGGCCAACGGGCAAGTGCTGACATATGATTCTTCCGCAGGTGCTTGGGTTGCGGCGAACCCATCCACGGGTAATGTCAACACCGTCAACAATGTCGGCGTGACGGCGGGAACAACCAACATCCAACTGTACGCAACGGCAATCCCCATGTCCTCGTCCGACAACACGCCTGTTGCAAGTGCAGTTCCGTCAGCACCATCTACCACTCCGTTGTCTGATAGCGCAAGCGGTGCGATTGGAACAGTCGGTACTTATGCGACAGCAACCCATAGACATCCCGCTAATGTGATTGCGGTTGCGGCGGCATTTGCGATTCCCGCAAGCGGTTCTTCCGTTTCCTACGATATGACGGGCATGACAGCAAGTCATCAGCTTATCAGATGGAACTTTTCTGCATCTGCGGAGAATTCCCCGCCTGCTGACCTTACATGGACAACATACGATGGTTATTTTACCATTGCAAACACAAGTGGAACGACAAGTGAAACAATACAGCCTGTTTTTGCCTTGCCTTTCAGCGTGGCATTAACTACACATTGACGGAGGGTGAACCATGATGGAAACTTGTTTTTTAGTGCAGATTAAACGCACTAACGGTGTTTTTGAAAAAGGCGTTGTTGTGAAAGAAAACCTTATTGCCGCAAGGCAGTCTTATCATGCCTATCTTGGCGCATACGGCTACAATCACGATGAAAAGACAGATTATGTTGCTTGCTATATCATTAGCGCAGACGGCATTGTTCATGATTGGGTGATTGATAACAGAATCCCAGTGCCGGAAAGTGAACCTTCGGAGGCTGAGTAATGGCAAGCGGGACGATACGCAGAACAGATTGGACATTAGTTTGGACTAATCCAAATCCGTCATCGGCCTTTACTGCGAATTCGATAAGCGTAAACTTGAGTGGATACAGTTATGTCAAATTTGTACTTAATTACTCCACGACAAGCACCACTCAATTTATATGTGAATGTGCAGTAGGCAAGCGCGTAAATCCGTATGGCTTGGCTAATATTGTTGGCAATTCGTATGTTGGTGCGCGTCAGAGAGCGTTTACTACATCAACTTCTGGCGTGACGGTAGACATTGACTACTATCATCAGCTCAACCAAAACACATATTCTGCCGGAATTGGGTCATACTTCATCCCGGTAGAGATTTGGGCGAGGTAAAAACATGGACGATGACGATAAAGCCTTTTCCGGGCTGTTGACGGACGATGGTGATTGAATGATTCAAACAATTTACGATTACCTTATAAAAGCGGGGCTTACCCATGAGGGCGCACTGGGCTTGATGGGGAATCTGATGGCAGAGAGCGGGTGCGAGTCTTGCCGCTTGCAAGGCGATTTTGACATTTCCCGTTCCCGGTCAAAAGCATATGCCGACAAGGTGGACTCTGGCGAAATGTCCGTCCACATCTTCTCCCGTGACGCACAGGGTTGGGGTCTGGCTCAATGGACATATTGGAGTCGGAAAGAGGCACTGCACGACTATTGCAAAAGCAGAGGCAAGTCCATCGCAGACGAGGCATCTCAGCTTGGATTCTTGCTCAAGGAGATGCGTGAGCAGTACTTCTCCCTGTTACAATTCCTCTGCAAAACCACGGAGATGTATACGGCTTGTAAGCGCGTATGTGAGGAGTACGAACGCCCCGCTATCAACAATGTACAAGCACGGTACGCAATGGCGCAGAGCATTGAGTCCGAACTCAAGAAGACGGACAAGCCGAAAGAAACGGAACGCTACTGGCCACCCCGTGTTGTGGACAAGAACATGGTAGGGACAGATGTCATGGTTCTGCAAGCTGTCCTATCCGCAAGAGGATACTACCGTGGCGATGTGAACGGAAGATTCCAAGACCAGACCGAGGCGGCAGTGAAAAACTTCCAGAGAGATTCTGGGCTTGTCGTGGACGGCGTTGCGGGGAATCTTACATGGACTAAGGTTCTGTCGAAATAGTCTACATAATTTTTGTAGTAATTTTGCAGTAATCGTGTGTGTTTTTATATGAAAAAGTGTGTTATACACCACATATTTTGCTACTGCAAGATTACTACGCGCGGCTGTGACGAGCCGCCATGCGTTGTGTACCGTCTTCGGCGCATAGTTCCTCGCCTCTTCGTTGACCATCTGTTGATAGTTTATCTTGCCTACATCCAAATCAATAAATGCCTTAAACCGTGTCTTGCGGTACGATTTGTATGCGTTAATTGTCGATGGGGACAGCACCGAGTCGTTCACTTTAATATAGTTGTCTATTGCCGTTCCGAGGGTCAACCTTGGGGCGGCTTTTTTATTTTCACAAGCCTGTCCTTGACCGCTTTCGCCTTGGCGTAGTACTCAGCCTCGCTCTCTGCCATCCATATAACATCATCCTTTCTAAAGTTTCTCCGCAGAAAATTTTTTTGAAAAAAACTTTTGAAAGGGGCTTGACAACTTTCTAAACTTTTGCTATAGTAAGTCACGGTCATGAGCAAAAGAAAGTTAGCCCCCACGAAACTGCGGACTTTGTGTCGATATTTTACGATATTGGTTGTTGGCACTTCCAATTGTAACACATTGGTTACAACAAAGTCAATAGTAATTTTCGGTAGTGGGCAAAAAATTTCTGCAAAGAAAGGAAATGATGCCGACACTAACCAAAAAGTAAGTCCCAAAAACCGTACAATGACTATGAAAGGAAGTAAAACATGGCAACTGTGAAAAAATCCCAACCGCCTGTCGATGAGGCGTGGGGGATGATGCTTGCCCGGAAAGCACAGATGGGGGTTTCCCTCAAGGACATTGCGTATGAAACGGGTATCAACTACGGGCGGCTCAGACGGTTCTGGAACAACCCGCCCATTGAGTGGAACTATGATGACTTGCAGAGGGTGCTTGAACACATGGGTCTTGAGGCACATCTGGTCATCACGGAGAAAGGCGGCGCACGATGAAGTACGCTTTGATTTCTCTGATGCTCCTCGCCGGGAACGAAATCATTTCTCTCCTGTGCCTGTGCGTCCTCATGTGCATGGCGGGGTTAGACCTCATGAAAGTGAGGGCAGAGAGGTGATGGGAACTGCGATTGCGATTCTGATTGGCCTGTGTCTGCTCCTGTTGGGTGTAGTAGGGTTTTTACTCTCGCTTGTACAGGAGTATGAACGCAGAGAAAAGCGGTACTACAACCCTGTAGATGTGCCGCCCGTAAAGTGGGATTACACAAAAGATGGGGGGTGGGTAGATGCCGACTACAGTTCAGCAAAAGAAGAGCAAGAGTAAGTACGATTACTCCGACACCCAAAGCCTGTGTTGGGATTGCCGCAACTCTACCCGGCCTTGGATTTGCCCGTGGGCGGGGAAGTACCGACAAGTCAAGGATTGGAAAGCAAAGCCCACAAGGGTGTCCCCCAAGTCAAGCCCTTTCGACAGCTTCAATGTGTTGGCTTGTCCCGGCTTTAAGCGTGACTCCTACTGCGGTGGTCTGGTTGACCCGCCCAACAAGCGGAGAGTGACCATTGACGCAGACGATGTTCCCAATCTGGCAGAGGCCGTTATCGAACAGGCTGTGACGGACTGGATTGCGCTTGATTACGGAGAACTTGATTCTCTCCGATTCTGTGGGCAACTGGTGGAGCGTGACAAACTGTTAGAGTTCTTCTTCTCAAAATGGTTTGAAATCCTGTTGGAATCATTCTCTGAACGAACCCCACAGCAGATTCGTAGGGCAATCAAGATTCCGGGCAACACCATCAAGACATGGAGAGGGTGGTGAGCATGGACGAACTGGGGAGAGCGGACAGGGAGATTCTGATTGCGTTCGCCAAGGGACGGATGCGGGTGCGGCAAGCATCTCTTCTGTCCCACTATACTCCAATCACTATCAACAATCATCTTCAGCGTATCAAGGCAAAGACCGGGGTAGACCCGATGGACTTCTACGGTCTTGCCGAACTGGTCAATCTATGTGGGGTGGCGGATTATGATTTCTGATGACCCCATCATCAACTCTATAGAAAGGACGGGGTATCCCCCGTGGATGCGCCCGGAGTATCCAGATGACGATGAACCTATGGAAGAGGGGGACGATACCTTTTATGGCAACGAGAGTGAGTTTTTCTAACGAGAAGTACCGCCTGTATGCCGAAGCCAAGGCGAGAATCCCCAAAGACTTGCCGCCAAAAGAATATGAAGAGCGGGTGCGGCAGTTGGCTAAAAAGTACAAAATTTGAAAGGAGATATACTATGCCCATTGTGACCCCGGAGAAGATGGACTTCTCCAACAAGAACATTATCATGATTATCAGCGGACTTCCCGGCACAGGCAAGACCACGCTTGCCCTGTCTGCTCCCGGCGTTCTGCTCATCGACACTGATGAGGGCATGGCGCGAGTCAATCCCGCCCATCGTAAGGACGCATCCATCTGCAAGACCTATGAGGAAATCCTCGCTGACCTCAAGGCCGCAGAAGGGAAATACCAGACCATCGTGATTGACACGGCGGGTGCGCTCATCGAGTACATGAAAGACTGGGCGATGCGTACCGACCCCAAGGCGAGTAAGAAAGACGGTGGGTTCTCGCTACAGGGGTATGGTGTCATCAAATCCGAATTCGTCCGCTTGTCTGCGGAACTGCGGAAGAAGTTCAATGTCATCTTCCTGTTCCATGAGCAGATGACGAAGAACGGCGATGAGGGCGTGTTCTATGAACTCGTTGTCGAGGGTTCTGCCCGGACCCTGGTCTATCAACCCGCCGACCTCGCCGCCCATCTGTTCATTCAGAACGGGCGCAGATACCTTGGATTCACCCCGACCGAACAGTACTCCGCAAAGAGTGCCTACGGCATCAAGGGGCTGATTGAAGTCCCGGAACTCAAGGACGGAGAGCCTAACGACTTCCTCACGAAGCTGTTCGCCAAGGTGCGTTCCAATCTGGCGGCTGAGTCTGCCGCACTCGCCCCGAAGAAGTCCGAGTACGATGATGTCATGGCGGTTGGCAAGGCGATTGTGGCAGAGGTCAACAAGCCCGAAGATGTCAGCGAAGCGGTAAAGGCCATTAAGGGTCTTCCTCATGCGCTTACAAGCGAGAAAGAACTGAACGCCGCACTCAAGGCGAGGCTTGCGGAACTGAACATCGTCTGGGACAAGGCCGCAAAGGTCTACAAGTATGCCGAGTAAGCTACGCATCACCCAGAGTCTTCTGTCGGCGTGGTTGTATGGATTCAAATCCGATGAGGGGTACGAAGATTTTCTCCGTACCCTCAACCGGGAGAAGAAACAGCCCACACAGGCGATGCTTGACGGCATCCGCTTTGAGAACTGTCTTAACTCCGTTCTGCTTGGGGAACATCTACCCGCTGACCATGAGTGGTTGTTCCCTATAACGGAGATGTCCGAAGAACTCTGGGGCGCACAACAGCAAGTCAATCTCTTCCGGGACATTGAAGTGGATGGGTATAAAATTCTTCTCCACGGCGTTCTGGACTATCTGAGAGAGGGTCACATCTGGGACTGCAAGTTCAGCAAGCGATACCATCTGAACAAGTACCTATCGTCCCCGCAGACCCCGATGTACCTCGCACTTGTCCCCGAAGCGTTTGACTTTACCTACATCATCTGCGATGGCAAATGGGTGTACAGGGAGCGGTATCCGAGAGATATCGTCCCGCCGATAGAACCAACTATAAAAAACTTCATAGGTTTCTGTAAGCGTTATGGGCTGTTTGAAACCTATGCGGAGAAATGGAGCGTGAGATAATGGGAGTTAAGCATCCCGTGCCGCACAAAGCGGTCAAGCACAAAACCAACCATCAGACCGGGTGGCGCAAGCCGCTCAGAAACCCCACCACAAACTACGCCAAGGATACGCACAAGCAGTTCTGCAAGCGTTGCTTCAAGCACAACGGTTTCTGCCCGGAAACTGGCGATATTCGCAAGTCGTTCGCTTGCAGTCTGTAAGAGAGGGGGAAATCTATATGGGTAATTGGGATGATTACCGCCGCGAAGAGCGAGAAGAAGATGCCAAGGTGACGGGCAAACAGCGTTGCGTCATCACGGCTGTGGAAGAGGCTGTGTCGAAGTCGAGCGGCAAGCCTATGATTATCGTGTCCGTCCGTCCGAGCGGATGCCGTTTCACGGTGAAGAACTACATCGTCAAGAACGAGTATTTCAACCGCAACATGACGCAGTTCTTTGATGCGTTCCCGGAAATCACGGACGGTGACTTCAACTTCCTCACTTGGGTGGGGTGCGAGGGCGCGGCGATGTTCGCCGAGGATGAACAGGGATTTCTCAAAATCAAGTACTGGCTCGACCCTGTTCGTGCGGCATCTCTCCCGGCCTTTGAGGGGACTAAGCCCGAACGCCAGATTCTGACCTCTCTGGATGATGAGAGCGAAATTTCCGATGATTTGCCGTTCTGATGCCAAAGAAAACTAAGTATGGTACTCTTGGAAATTTCCAAGGGAACGCATCTGAACATCCACTCTATTTCCGATGGATGAATATGTTGCGTAGATGCTATGAGCCAAGTTTTTACGGATACAATTCGTATGGTGGCAAAGGCGTATCTGTAGAACCTTTTCTCCAAGTGTTTTCCAACTATGTGGATTTTGTGAGTTCTCTTCCGAATTATGAATCTATGCTCAAAAATCCAGACGGTTGGCAAATTGATAAGGATGAAAAAGGTGGGTATGAATATAGCAGAAAAACCATTCAAATCATTCCGTCACATCACAATCTGGATATAGAAAACGCCAAGAAGAGGATTCCTGTATATTCAATCTCGCCAGACGGGATAAGAAGAGAATACTGTAGCATAACATCCTCTGAAATGTATACAGGGGTTCACAAGGGCAATATAGCCCGTGCCGCAAGAATGGGATACAAGGCGGGTGGATACGAATGGGGGTATATCAATGATTAAGCGATATACCGATGCCGAGATGAAGTCGGAACTATCAAAACTGACGGTGCTATGCGATACCAGAGAGAAAGATACTCATTGCGAGGACTACTTCAAGAGCCACAATATTCCCCATGTGCGGAGAAAACTCAATACAGGGGACTACTCCGCACAGCTTGGGGATATCTCTCTGGAGTACGATATTTGCATAGAGCGCAAGAGAAGTCTGGATGAGATATGCGGCAACTTCACTTCGGAGCGGGAGCGGTTTGAGAGGGAATTCCTACGGGCGAAAGCCTACGGGACAAAGGTGTACCTAATTGTTGAGAACGCCACATGGACGGATGTCTTCCTTGGTAACTACCGCTCCAAGCTGTCAGCGAAGTCCCTCTTTGGTTCACTCCTGTCGTGGATGGCACGGTTTAATATCACGGTATTGTTCTGCAAACCAGATGAAACGCCAAGGCTTATCTATGGAATCATCTACTACTTTGCAAAGGAGAGATTGACCTACGGAGATAAAAGATAGCGGCAATCGCCGGGAGTTCCAGAGCGGTGCTGTGAGGGATGTCGATGACGGGAAAGGCCGCTGTGACCTCTTGCCTCTGCATGAAGTAGCGGAACTTATCTGCTACAAGTACTGCAAGACGGAGTGCGCTCTGTTCTTTATCGATGACTTCATCCGCATCGGCAACTGGAGTTCGCTGAACCGGGCGTTGGTCGAGTTTATCCAAGAGCGGGGATGGGATGCGGCAACTGCGATGCTTGAGGTGTCCATCCATTTCTCTGACGGGTGCGCTAAATATGGTGAGCGCAATTGGGAAAAGGGGATACCCGTCCATTGCTACATCGACAGTGCTATCCGTCATTACCTCAAGTGGGTTCGTGGAGATGATGACGAACCCCATGACCGTGCGTTTGTCTGGAACATTCTCTGCACTCTCTGGACGCTCAGAAATCACCCGGAATGCAACGACATTTGGGAGAAAACTACTGAAACGGTGGAAGAATAATGGCAACTGGTCGAAGCCGCATTCACGGGATTCATAACGGAATGATAACGAGGTGTACTAATCCAAATCGCAAAGACTACCCACAATACGGTGGGAGAGGAATTTCTGTTTGCGATGAATGGTCTGGAAAAGGTGGTTTCCAAAAATTCTATGATTGGTCTATGCTAAACGGTTATTCTGATAATTTATCAATTGACAGAATAGATGGAGATGGAAACTATACCCCCGATAATTGCAGATGGGTAACGCCGTCAGAACAATGCCGAAACAGGGCGAATAATTTTCTTATAGAATACAAGGGACAAACAATGCCCTTAATTTCATGGGCAGATAAGTTTAATATAAGAAAAGATACGCTACGAAGAAGAATTGTTGACAGAGGTTGGCCTATTGAAAAAGCGTTCAATACACCAGTTCAAAAGAGAAAAGAGCGTGGTAAAAATCGGAATAGGTGATAAAAAAATCCCGTACACGCCATCTCATGCGGCTATACGGGACGATGTAATTGGAAAGGAGTTTGCCGCCTGTATGATGCGGTCATGCCCTCATCCGTATGTGATAAAAAAATATGGAACTGGTGGCGTGGCAAATGTGTCGTTCTGGACTTGCAATAAGTGCAAATACAAAATCAAGTTCAGATACCACGGCGGCTTGGGATGCGATTATGGGAGAACAGTGGGCGAAGTCGTACCGCCCGGAACGGAAAGCCAATTGGCGTGATATAGCGCAAGCCATTCGGGATACCGTCACGATGGGCGAACTCGTTGCCATGTATTGTCCCAGCCTTTCGCCTCGCCAGAATCGTTGCCCCTGTCCAATCCACAACGGGAAAGACTACAACTTTTCTTTCACGCCGCACGGGTACAAGTGCTTCGTGTGTGGCGCAAGCGGAGATGTCGTTAGCTTTGTTAAAGAAGTCTGCGAACTGTCTACAAGGCAAGATGCCATGAAGCGCATCAACGAAGACCTACGCTTGGGATTGCCTATAGATGCGCCTGTGTCTGCCACATTTAATGCACAGGCGCAGAAGAGGCGAGAAGAGGCTGAGAGGAAACAGGCAGAGATGGACGCATGGTGGGCTGAATACTATCGACTCACGGATGAGTGGATACGGCTCGACAAAATCAAGCGGACGGCAGACCCGAATAGTGATGAATACGCAGATGCGGTCAAGAGAATAGACCAAGTGGCGTATGACCTCGACCGACATCAAGACAAGGCGGTGACGAATCATTAAGTATCTGACAACCGCTCAGACAATGAGCATCATACCAGAGTCCAAGCGGGACAAGGATGGCAAGCCGCTCTCTACGATTGAGAACTTCGTCACCGTCATGGAAAATTCCAAGATGTATGAGGGGGTACGATATAACGAACTGGCAAGCTGTGCCGAAATTCATAGGATGGTAAATGGCGAGTTAAGCATCTCTAAGTGGACGGATGCGGATGAAGCACACAGCATGAACTACATCGAATCCGCATTCGGAATGTACTCAAAGGACAAACACGCCGCCGCTCTGAGAATCCTGTTTGACGAGAGGAAGTACAACCCCATCCGGGATATCGTTGACAGCTTGGAATGGGATGGCGTGTCGAGGGTGACCGAGTTCCTTATCAAGTGGGCAAAGTGCGATGACACGCCCTACACCAGAGAGGTATCGCGCCTTATCTTTGCGGGTGGAATCCATCGCCTGTACCGCCCCGGCACAAAATTCGATGATGTGCCGATACTCATAGGCACTCATCAAGGAGAGGGCAAGTCCTCTCTTATCCGATACCTTGCGCTAAACGACAGCTATTACGGAGAGATTACCGCAGTCGAGGGGCAACCCGCCATTGAGCAGTTGCAAGGGAAGTGGATATGCGAGATTTCGGAACTGCTTGCGCTGACAAAAAACAAAGACCAAGAGGCGGTCAAAGCGTACATCACCCGGTCTGTGGACAGCTACCGCAAGCCGTGGGACAAGAATGTAACGGAGTTCCCAAGGCGGTGCATCTTTCTGGGGACGAGCAACGACTCCTCGCCTCTGGTTGATAAAACTGGTAATAGAAGATACTACCCGGTGGAAGTCAGAAGCAACGGTTATGAAATCTTTGACCACGAAGATGAGATTCGGGAGTATATCGCACAGTGTTGGGCAGAAGCAAAGGTTCTGTTTGACAAGAAGCAGATGCCCAACTATGCGGACAGGCGGTATACGGAACTATATCGTGAGGCACAAGAGAACGCCATGCAAGATGATTGGCGTGTCGGTGCTATCCAGATGTTCCTTGACCGAAAAAATCCCGGAGAACTCACCTGTGTGCGTGAGGTGTGCCATCGTGCCTTGTCCCCCAACGCTGACTTCCCGCATGAACCAAGTCTTGCTGAGAGCAAAGACATCGGGCGCATCCTCAACAAACTGAAAGACTGGGAGCGTGTCGGGACACGGGCTGTTGGGTGCTACGGTAAACAAAAAGCATGGATAAAAAAAGAATCGCCCCAGAGGGCAACGGACGAGCCGCCACCGTGGGACGATTAAAAGGAGAATGATATGTCGAAAACTTTAGCTTTTATTAACATCTTATGGGCATTGTTCGATACCGCCATCTGCGGCCTTTCAGTGTGCCTATTCGGATGGGGTTCGTACCATTTTGAGAAGTGGTGGATTCTTTTGCTCTCCATCATTCCGCTCTTACTGTACAATTCCCACACGCTTATCATTGACTCCGACATACAGGCGGTGAAAGGTGGTGAAGAAGATTGACGAGAAACGAGGAAACTATCAAAGAAATTATGGAACTCCGGGAGAGCGGTCTTAAGGTACAGGAAATCGCAGACCACTACGGTGTGTCCAGAGAGAGAATATACCAGATTGCGGGTGATGAACTCAAAGCGTGGCAAAAGGAACACAACCCGCCGAAACCGAAGCCCAAGAAAGACGCTGACATCTACGACATCCTCAAGCTGATTGAGAAAGGCAAGACCGTCAAGGAGATTGCCGAGATGAAGAACCGCTCCGTCAGCTATGTCTACAACAAGATGCGTGACTATGAGGCAAGGACGCAGACAAACTTGAAAAGTCTGAGGCCGATGTCTGACATCAAAGGCAGAGGCCGTGGCAATGTTGAGTCCCTTGTAGACCCGGAAACTGGGTATGTCGTGGAGAACCGAGGCCAGAACGCAAAGATTATTGGCAAGATGGGGGACGAGAAAGTCACGGCATTTGTCCGCTACCACATGGATATGCTTGCCATGCGTCAAGGCGTTAACAAGCGGGATGTGTCTGACCTCTATGCCCGGTTCATCAATTATCTCCAGTATTGCGAAGAACACGGCGTGATTCCCAACAACATGAACTGCTACTTCGCCATTGGCGTTTCCAAGGACGATATCACTTCTTGGAAAACAGGCAAGAGGGGTACGGCAGACCACCAGAAATTTGCAGAAGACCTTACATCGTTCTTCGCATCCATCCATGAGCAAGGCGCAATCGACAATGTTCTGCCTATCATCTCTGCCATGTTTTGGCAAAAGGCGCATGACGGACTTATCGAAGCATCCAAGGTTGAGGTGGTAAATGACAATCCGCTTGGCGAGAAGAAGAGCGTAGAAGAAATCGCCAAGGCATATACCGATATCGACCTACCCGACTGAGAGGTGAGCGCATGACTCCGATGAAAGCTATCCGTGCCAAGTGCCTTGACTGCTGTTGCGGACAGGCATATGAAGTTAAACTCTGCCCGTCCGAAGACTGTCCGCTATGGCCTTATCGCTTTGGTCACAATCCGAACCGCAAAGGAATCGGTGGAAAGGCCACAGCTTCGCAGGATTCGCCAGAAACCGCTACTTGAGTTGAGGCTTCGCAGAATGAGCGGAGAAAGCAATATGTGGGCATGGGTATGTACTATTAATAAAAAAACTTAAGCTGAGAAAGGAAAAAGCGCATAAACTATATTGTCAACCCGATGATATTCTACTGGATGAGTGTCCTTGATTCCATCAAGACAGTGAGCATTCTGTTCTTAATTCTCTCTTCTGTCGGCATCGTTATTTGCATAGGCGTGTTTTGTGCTAACAGTTGTTGGGATGAAGATGACATGGCATTGTTCAAAAAGTTTGCGAGAGTTGTGACAGCAGTTTTTGCTGTTTCTGTTTTACTTGTAGTCTTTGTTCCGAGCGAGAAGACTATGACAGAAATGCTCATCGCCAAGTTTGCTACGGTAGAGAACGCTAACTGGACACTGGAAAATGTTAAGAACGCCGTGGACTATATCGTAGAAGCAATGAAGACTCTGAAGTGAGGTGAAAGGATATGACGAGCGAAGAACTGAGAGAAGAACTGAACAAGCAGAGAGAACGAGAAACCTATGACGGGATGGTCAAGGAGTATCTGCGAGTAAAGAAACTGATTGCGGAGTCGGGTGCGCTCACTCATGACGAGTGCTGTGATATCGCTATCCGAATCTGTGATGGTGTCGGTATCTTTGCCACTCCGTTCCGCAGATGAGTCTTGACAAGGCCATAGAACACGGTAAGGAACGCAGAAAGCCGTACAGAGGTAGCAAAGCAATTGACCCAAGCTGTCGCAATCGCGGCGGTTGTCTGTGGTGCGAGG